ATGCCAGCCAGCTCATCCCACAACGTTCACCATACGATAAAGGGGTACTTTACATCACTAACGTGGTTGATTCATGATGTCTAGTGCCTCTATCCTAGGCAAAACATTGCGAGGACCCAACTCCCGAGCCACTCTGCAGACGAACTCGTACATTACAGGCTCATTAACGTACAAGTATTGATAACTCATCAACGTCTCCCCAAGACGTTGCGTATGCTTAAGATTAAACAAATGTTTTTGCCAGTATGCCGGATAACACGTTTTTCCATCGAAGCAGAAACCTGCAAACTCAACCCAGTGTTGCACCTTAGCTCCTTTAACAGTTATTCCTAAAATTTCTAATTGACGCACATACTCTGGAAGCCACGACATCGCTTCCTGCACCGTGTCATCTCCAATAGAAAAAGGCTGTTTGAGAGCCATAGGTCTGCCACACCGTTTGTTCGCTATGTAATGAAGCAAGCTTTGACTAAGGCTATTCAACAATATAGTCAAATAACACCCGCTCTTCATCACTCCTTTCGTTCCCTGCCTCACTCGTGTTCCGTCTTCGAACCGAAACACTGCGTCCTCAAAAAGCAGCTTAAAACGTAATTTCATCATCTTAAGCCACCACTCTGGCGGATTCACAGGCAAATTTTCCAAAAACAGTATCCACAAATCAACCAAATATCCTTGCACAGTCCAATCCCAGGCCGACCGATCTAAACAATTCACAGGTTCATTTGCAAATTTATTAGTAATCAGTCGCCAACCTCCGCGGACAGGACTCCATCCTATCAAACACGGCGTTTCACCTACTGTACTCAACTGTGCTCGGGCTATCCAGGCGAACAGAATGCGGTCTATCAAAGTGTCAATTAAACTAACTGCACTAATCAAACGATATGTTCCATCTTGAATTTTCTTCAATTTATGTGGTTCTTGCTTTACAAAAACCTTTATATCGTCGCAAACCGCATTTCCATATAACAGCTCATCAAAACGTAATTTGACGTGCTGCCTCACCAAACTAACCCTATCTGGATCAAAGGTCAAGCCGTCCCATCCAAAAATTTGGGCATTATTCGAGCCTAAGTTCGTCAACATGCAATATCCAGGAGTACTATTCATATCTATCTCCTTTAATGCTTTGTTAAACTCTGAGTCGAACCATGCATTTGGGTCTGCTGCGGATGTAAGGTCGAAGCGCCATGCTGAATAGGACCGCAGAGCTGTTTGTACAGCTCTAGTTCTTTCTTCTGCTGTTGGCGGAGCATCCGTCTGTTTTTGTTTTTGACAGTGCGCGCGGAAGCTTCGCTTTGCTGAGCAGGCATCGACTTGCGGGATTCCATATGGTAACTCACCGAAGGTGTCTGGCACGTGCAAACCGTTTGCTGGCATGTCTGCAAGCTTGGGTTGCGTACAAACTCCCGTCGGACATTCTCCACTCCAAGGGCCCCAACATCGACAGTTGGAGCCCTCAGCAAGTTTCCCGAGTCATTAAAACTCATAGCATCGCGAGGCGCTAGTGGCAACCCATCCACGCTTGGTCCAGATTCCCTCACCATTGGTTCTTCCGTCACTATCGACGTCCTACCAAATTCAGCAAGAAGACCTTTAACCATAGCTTTCTCTGGATCCTCCTCCTTGGCCAATTTAGGGTGATTACTGCTCTTCTTCGAAATCTCGCCTCGAGAGAACAAAGCTTCACGTTGGAAATCTTTCAATTTTCCTATGCGAACTTCAGTTCCCTTACGAGCTTGAAGCAGCGTAGCCATAACCTCATCATCGACCAGGTGGTAACGTCCGCCTACACGGACTCTCCATTCATCTGGGTTTCCTGGGGATCGTACATAATCCAATTCCGCGTACTTATCGACTTGTCCGATAAGCCACTCAGCACTATCCTCGGTCTTTATTCCTAGCTTTTGTTTAATCAAACGGCTTGGCTTAAGCTCAGCCTTCAAAAACGCCCCATCATAGCCCATGTTCTTAGAGTCGGATCCCAGGTGCATACCATACACGGTTCTGCCAAAGCAATACGGAGCTCCACTAAATCCTTTAGTAGTGCTTCCTGTATACGTGACAAATCCAAATTGGGTATGTTCATCCAAGAATCCAGCCGTTCTCTTATCCATGGCCGAGACGTTAACGGTAACTCCTCCATTCTTCTGGACAGCTACCGGAGACAATTTCGCTTTAGACAAGCCCACCTTCTGAGTTATCTTAGTTGGCTCTCTGCAGACTGCATAATCGCCGTTTCCACACTCGAACTCYGTTGCCTTGATATTAATACTRTGTTCAAGGTCTCGATAGATACACAAGTGTTCAAATCCTTCTATAACATGGGCGGCCGTCACGAGTCCCTCATCGACCCAGAAACACTGGCCCATCACGTGGTACTTGTATCCGTCCAGGGAAGCCATGACCATAGCTTGGAAAGGCGGCAGCACTTTGATATGTTCATAAATGCTATTCGGCATCGCTCTTTCCTCGACATAACAGGCATCGCCTTTCTTGACTTTACTCGGTACAACATATACAACCTTGGTGCTTTGCAAGTATTTGCAAACCTTCCATATATACATGAAAATTATGATTAATGCCATTACGATCAACAGCTTTAGTTCTTTGTTCGGATCGGTACCGAGGTTATTAACAAACCTCTGGAATATCAACTCGACCCAGATCTTCTTAGCAGTGCCGTAAGTCATAATAACCATTGTCTCAATCCAATACAATATGGAACGCAACAGCACAGCCACAATTGTTCCGAAAGACACAAGTATCATCGTTTTGTTAAGCGGATTAACGACGTTTAGCGCGGTGATAGCCAAAATCACCATCGCTACAATCTGTACATAAATAACGGAACTGTACAAAATTTCCATCACGTTTGCGTAGATCGTCATCTCTTTGTTAGTTAGGAATTATATCTTTAAAACAATTCTAGTTGGAAAGGTCTAGATTGCTCACTCA